AAATTTCATCTAGCCTATTACTTTCATACTTCAAAACTACTTTTAATTTATCTAAAACAAAATAAGGAGGATATCTTTCTACGTCACATACTCGGATATCATCCCATAATCTTCTAGGGTCTTTTTAGTATTTAACTCACTAGTATGTTTATATCTTCTTTTTGAAAAACACTCTTGTCCTGTTTGGGGTCTTACTACAAAAAATCCTTGAGATAATTCTTCTAAGAATAAATCAAAACACTGTTTAATACCATCTTGTCTTTTAGTCTCCAAAGTAGAATAATAATCTTCTTTATTTACAGGAATATTCACTTGGTAAACAATTCCCCCGTCATCCAATTTTTCGTTCAACTCATATAAACTAATAACTAAGTGCTTCTTATTATTTTCTATTGTCCATCGAATAGGTGCCCACCCCTTTCCTTCTGGAAGTGGAGTCTCATGAAAACCTAGACTAGCTAATTTAGGTTTTGTTAAACATTCCTTAGGAATTATATTATAAACACCCGTTTCTACAAAGAAATCAATCTCATCTAAAGAGCCATCATTAAGATCCTCTATCTTTATATAAGTAAGACCTCTTTTTTTAAGGCAGCCTTCTATAAGATTACTACGCATCCCATATAATCCAAACACTACTTCCTCTAATGGCTTATTTAGTTTTGTTATCATATTATTTTACAGTTCTTAAATACATTATTGCTAGTGAGATCTCTATAACCTTTATTTTCTCCCAGGTCAGACGAATGTTCTGGATAATTCTGCATTAGGGATAGCCCGTGCGCGGCTTGCTGTGGAGTCATATACATATTCCACCCTAACATATCAATATTATCTTCTTTGTAATTAACTTCAGATCTTCCCTCATAGCGAGCCTTCTTTAGCCACTCTACCATTTTAAAATCGTCCGTGAGGATCATTCCCCCCTTTCCAATAGCCAACGTCTTTTTAATATGAAAAGATAGGCACATAGCTGTACCTGGAATATACATCCCAGACGTTAATCTTTTAGCAGCATCATAGATTGGATAAGGCTTTAGTTGATAAGCTCCTGACCAATCCTTATCTTCAAATACTACTTCCCCTCCTGAATGGATAATAGACATTGGAACAGAGAGGTAAGTTCGTTTAGGAATTGTTACTTCTTTGACCTGATGATATTTACAACAAAGAAATAAAGCGTTAGTACAGCTATCTACAGCTACAGCAAAAGGAGCCCCTGTGTACTCAGAGACTTCCTCTTCAAACATTTTAACAATGTTATATGGATTATGTTTTATACTTTTAGTGGTCATATGATAGTATATGGAACTTTACATTTATCAAATAATTTTTGACTAGCAATATTGTCTTTTTTAATTTTACCCGCAGCATCAGGAAAAATACTAGAGATTTGATCTAGCATAAATTTTCCCACACCTTTTCCCTTATGATCAGGGTGAGTGCAAACCCTAATGTCATTATCAATAACTCCAATGTACCCTACAGGAGCAAGAGATGCTAAACAAATATAATAATTTTTTGAATACTTATTCATATACTCTAATTGTTGTTGTATTGTAATATCAGCTTGTAATATAAAACCATCACGATTATCAGAATGAGTTCTTAATCTTCTCACAAACTCATAATACTCAGGAGTAATAGGTATTAGTTCCATATATCTTCCTGTGTTCCGTACTTGTTAGGCATACCTAATACCCAATGCTGTAAATAACCTCTATTATATTTCCAACCCTCTAAGTTCATCCACGGATTTAAAGCACTTCCTATATCAATATAAGTATTTTTATTACATGCTTTAAAGCATTCATGAATAATGTAATTACTTAGAGTAGAGGCAGAAAACAAAAAGACCATATTTTCAATAGCGTTATCTAATATCCAATTTTTTATTTCTTCTACCTTGTCATAATCATTAATGATACAATTACTTCCCACCCTAAACACTCTAACAACATTCAAACCCAGAGTATCTACTTTAGCATCTTCATTAACTATAAAGACAATCTCCCTATCTTTTAATGATGGCATTACCTCTCTGATAAACCTAGGATAATTATTATTGATAAACACATTAGAGTAGGTTAAATGTTCATCGTCCCCTTCTCCATAAAGATCTAACTGAAACTTAAAAGCATCTTCTCCAGCAATATCCTCATCAACTACACCAGTCAATCCCTTATAGTAGTTATCTTTTCTATACTGTAACGCTTCAATCAGCTTATCCCTATAAAATTTATCCCTATCAGGATCAAAGTCTTTTAACTCCTCCTTAGTATAAACTCCATGTCCAGTTTTTTTCCCTGTAACAAAATGATCTTCTGCCAAAACTAAACGCTCTCCTTTAAGCATAAAGAGTTCTCCATCAGAGAACCTAGCAAAAGCAAAATTTTCCTTATCTCTTATTTTTTGAGCAAACTTATCAAACTCACCTGAGAAGGTCTTTGTATAACATTTCATTTTAAACCTAGTACCGTTTCCCATCCATTATTGATGCCGTGGGAAATACACATATCTCTTTGTTGGTAGAAATCTTGAATAGGCATTAAAGAGCCGTTAGAAGAAGCCTTAGAATCATTTCCATATTCTTCTGGTTTAAGAGAACTATGTAGTCTTGTATTTTCAGCAGGATGAGGAGGACAATAACAATTAATATCTCCATGCTTTTTAGCTAAGTAAGCTAATTGAATATCTTCCCCATTTTCTAAAGTATAAGGAGTTTCATACCACATATAATTAAGATGCTCTCTCTTTAAAAACCAAGCGTGTCCTACCAAGTCCACTCTCATAGTTACTGGGTTTTTTACAGGCCACCCCATTCTTTGGTGTTGCACATAATTCTTACTATGTAAAATACAGCCTGCACCTCCCAAAATACCAGGAGTCTCTTTCATGGTGTTTAAGCAGTTTTCAAACCACATATCTCCAGGCATAGTGTCATCATCAAAAAAAGCAACATAGTCTGTTTGAGCTAAAAGTCCAATAGTAAATCTAGCATGATACTTACAATTAGTATCAGATTTAAATACCTTATCTAAGCCTAAATTATAAGGATTGAATTTTTTATTCTCTTTACAGTTATTAACCCATAACCATATATTATCGAGTTTAATAGTTTGACTTTTTAGCGCCTCTATTTGCTCTTTTAGGTATTCTGGCCTTTTATAGCAATTTAAGATAGCAGTTATAGATCCAGACACTTCTTCCACCTATTAAAAATTTCATCTTTTTTCACAATATCTTGATTGTTACTCGGACCATTAAAAGGTATGCCTGCTAGTTTACACTCTGCCTCTACAAGCCCGTAAGTCTCACTTAAAGAAGAATGATATACAGCACTAATCTGCCCATACATCTTCTCTCTATCATCTTGATGACCCGCTAGCCTAATCCTGGAATTAGAATTCATAAGAGGAGAAACTTCTTTATCAAAGTAGGGCATATCTGTGACATCTCCAAACAGAAGTACCGTATCGTATCCATCTTTGAAGGCTCTAGTAATAGATAAGTGAACTTGTTTATTCTTATCCACACTCCCAATAACCCCAGCCACTTTATTATTAGGATCTTTCCAAGATAGCTTATCTACAACAGGAGGAATAATCACCGAAGGATGATTAACACTATGCCATTGCTTTTGAGAATTACTTACGAAAGCAATAGTATTATATTGTCGTAAATTTATCTTTTTAAGGGGAAACAAGTCTTTCTCATGGCAGTACAGGATATGCTTCTTGCATTGAATCCCTGGAGGAATTTGGATGAAATGGCTGATTAAAATATCATCAGGATCCAAAGCTGCTGCGTCAAGAAGCTCACCCCTACATTTATCCATATGCCAGTCATGAGGACCATAAAATGTACAATCTACACCATTCTCATTTAGCAAATTTGTTAGAGCTATATGAGCTATAGTTCCGCCCCCAGGACGGGACCAACTACTAATCAGCTTTACTTTGGACATTTCCTGACCCCATTAATTGTCTGTATAATTTTAATCTCTCACCCACTACTTTATTCATATCGAAATTAGCTTCTGTTAGCTGGTGGAGATTATTTCCCATACGTTCTCTTAATTTTTTATCTTTACCTACTTTAGTCAGAATTTTAATCCACTCTGATTTTCCCTTACTTGGATCAATTAGGAAGCCTGTCTCTCCATTAACAATCCACTCATCATAGCACCCTACATTAGAAGCTACGAGGGGAACTTTATAACGTCCACATTCTGCTATCTTAATTTCAGACTTGCTATCATTAAAATCATTAGGTTCCAAAGGTGCTAGAGCAATATCCATGTTCGTAAAAAACTGTCCGTACCTATCAGGAGGGAAAGCGTAATGAATATTCCAATTCCTATGCCCTTTAAATCCTCCTAATATAATGGCATGATATTTTTTCCAAACATCCAATTGCCAATCATCTTTGGGAGTTTCAGGAGGTGGATGTCCATAAAAATCCCATTGACAATTCTCTCTACCTACTCTCCCATTAACTAGATTTGGAACTCCCGCAAAATATTTAACATCCTGTTCATGATGAATACCTCCTGCCCATCCAAATCTACAGTAATTCTTTTTAGGAGGAGCCGTTCTTTGAAGATTCCAACAAGGAAGATTGTAATCAATACTGTTCTTTACAATAGCTAAAGTATGAGAACAAAAAGGCTCTACTCTCTCTGCAAACTTTCGTTGCGTTACAGTTACCAAATCAGAATGGGAATAGATAAACTTAGTTATCTCTGATAACCCCTTCTCTTTGTATACACCGTACAACCTATGACCTTCATATAAATCTGTAAGAAGATCATCAGTATCGTAGTGGACAAACTTTCCAAACTCTTTTCCCTTCCCCACAATCCTAGCTGTATAATTCCCCCCAAAGTTACTTAGATTTCCAAGGACAATAATATCTGCCCACTTCATGTTCTCAAACTTAAAATCAGAAATCCAGGTTCCATCCTTTTCTTCTACACCCAGAGGGTTTTTGTCAAATCTAACTTCAACCTCATCAGGGTATAACTCTTGAAGTTTTTTATATGGGGCAATGATTCTGTAATAGGCACATCCTCCCTCATTAGCTGGGCAAGCAAGTATTTTTAGTTTATCACTCATAGTTAAAAAAATAAGGAGGTCCCCGAAAGAACCCCCTTATTATAGTTGGGAAAAGCCAGATGCTGATCTAATTTTTAGGCTTCTTCTTCTTCTTCAGCGTCAAAAACATCCTCTGTTTCAGGAGAGGAGTGAGTCATACCTAGAGCAGCCGTAACACCAGCGACGACCCCACCAACATCTACGTTCTTATCCGTAGGAACAAGAGCTTTGAAAGCTTTAACATAGTGCTTGCGCTTACGCTTGAAACCCAGCGCAAGTAGAGCTTCCCATCCAGCAAGTGCAGGGATGAAAGTTTTACCAATATGCATTGCTGCATCAAAAGCAGTACCAATAGCAGTATCACTCATTTCACCCATAAGGGGGATATGCTGGGCATCTTCACTCACAAGAGCTTCTTTAGGAACTACAACCACATCCATACCTTCGGGAACTAGATCCCGAACAGATTCTGGGAGTTGATCCACAGGTACTGTAGCAAACTCTTCGCCATCCACTACATTATCTGCGGTAGTAACCACAAGACTCTCCCCACCCATAAACTCACTTACTGCTTGACATGAAACGATGCCAAAAAGTAACAAACCAGCAATCATAAATTTTCTCATAATATTTTAATTTTGTAATTGAGAGAGGTAGTCATTGTCAGAAACTTCAGTTTGTTCCTGCGGCGTAGAACTACCTTGTGCTGGTACACCTCTCAGCGTATCAGCAGACTTTTTAACATCTTCGTATTCTTCTAGCTTAACTAGATCATGAATATCATGAAGACTACCCATAACTTCAGCAATTTCCTTGTTACTTCCCAAAGGAGAAGCCTTAGGACGCGGCTGAGATTGGTCATACTTCGGCCATTGATCTTCCATAATCTTCACGATTTTAAAATCATGACCGTTCTCAGGATCAGTAATGTCACCAAAATCTTCATCAAGCATGGCAGCAATAATCTTCTTGAAAAGAATCACCCCAATGGAAAGAATCTTAACGTCGCCGCTTTCTCTATCCATAACGTTCATGTAATAACGAGAACGAGGTTTAATCTGACGAGCTAAAGCTTCGTCTTCCTTTCGACCATAGCCCCTCTCGGGCTTCCACAAATCGAAATACAGATCACACAGAGGACACTTCTCCCCTTGCATTCTACGACAATGCACATTTTTCACCGTGTTATTCGGTTGAGGAATACGGTGAATCTTAGTTTCCGCATAGAACTCCTTCTCATCATCTTTCCAGGGGAGAATGCGGACTGCATTAGAACCCTCAGGGATTTGATAGAACTTCTGAAGAAAGTCTGTGTTACTACCCGCAGTGGGGTTGGTCAGTTGCTCATGCTTAAGGCGCAGAGCGTCAAGGTCAATAGCCATTTTTTAGTCTCCTTAGTTAAATAGTTAGTGTATTATAGTAGATTTACTTATATAGTTTAGTTTCTTCTCGTTTATTTGCAGAAGCTTGGATAATCATATCCTTTTTATGCTCAAGAGCCCGTACCAGCCCTTTGAGAAGTTCGTATTTAAAAGATGCTTGATTCACCTCAGACTGTAGGAGTCCATATTGAGGATCAGAAAAAACCAAGTCATCCAAATCTTTAGCAGTCAATTTAGCTACAGATTTAGCTTTAGCTTCTTTGCGGAATTTAGATATAAACTGTGTTAGCTCAACACTTTTATTATTCATATCATTTTTAGCAGCACACATCAATCCATAGTAGTATGAATAGACAGATGCCTGTCTCATCATTTCATTATCAATTTGAAACTCACTAAATTCCGTCAGGGCATCGCTGATGTCTTTATAATTGTCCCAGGTAAAGTCTTCAAGAGATTCGATCAAATCGGTCATTTTAATAGTCTTGGGGGTACAAACGAGGGGTGAAGTTACAGCCTTATAATAGGGAAGACGGGGAAATTCTCAACACAAAAAATTAATAAGCTTCTGTTTCGGAGCCACTCTCCCCCTGTACAAGTTCTTCAGGACAATTTTCTTCCATGTAAGATATTCCCATATATTTACATGGTACTTTCTGAGTCTCATAATCTAGAACTAATTTCCCACTCACTGGAAGTTCGGAAGAGTTTGGAGAGAGATTCTCTTCTTCAACAGGGTATAAAGATTGTTTGTATGTAGGATATTGGAGATCAAATAATTTTTCAGTTAATGAATACAAAGAATTATCAGTATTTTTACAAATAACTCCTCCGTTAGAGACGTAGGCTCTGTTCATTTTATCAATATTTTCTGCATCGTTTTGAAGAAAATCACATAAGATAGCCCGTGACACCCCATTCCAAAGGATGTATGCAGGACCATCGTCTCCATCGGGTTTTCTCACTAACTCAGAATTAAATAAAGAAACTACACTTATAAATTCATAAAGACCATTAACTCTAGCTGCAATTTGCGTAAATGGAAGAATTATTTTAGTCGAAACATCATTTATGTTCATTCAATATCACCTCAAAAAGTTCTTTGTTCAAATTCATTAAAAGAAGAAGACCTCTAGTGGCCCGTGTAGTTAATTCTTCATTTGTCTGTTCTGCGACAAGACCTGTCATTTCTTCTCCTCCTAATCCAGTTAGTTCGAAGGCTATATGCATTAGTTCATGCAATAAGGTTTCTCGGGCTAATTGGTCATCCATCTCCTTTTCAATAGACAATTTACCCAGATCAAAGTCCGTTAAACCGTAGCACTTCTGCTCTCCCTCTTTCAGTCCCTTAACTACCTGTAAACTATAAGTTTTATAGCCAGCATCAATAGTATTTAGGTTACTTCCCAAAATCTTCTGAATAAAGGATACCGTTTTTTCAATTTGCGCCAAAAGTACTTTCTCCTTCCTGCATCCTAAGGATAGAATAATCTACCTCCATAGGAACAATAAATCTTGGCCTTCCATTTCTGGATTTAATCACATATCCGCGCATATTCCCTTCGTCAAATTCTTCCTCAGTTTGATTTAAAGACAAGGCAAAATCACAAGTTCTTATCTTTCCATAGGAATCTCCTAATTCTGCATCTGTAATAATCTTAACCATCCTACCTTGCCTGTTAGTTTGAGTAGCAGTCCACACTAGGAAATTATACTCCATAGCAATACCCCGCAATTCCTCCGAAATTCTTTGCTGGGCTTGATACTCTTGCTGAATGTCTCTGGTGGGACGCATGAGTTCCAAGTAGTCTACGATGAGAAGATCAGGCGTAAAATCATCATAATTGTCTAACTGAACCAGAAGATTCCTTAGCGTATTAATTGATGCTTGGCTAGTGGGGAACTCCTTAATAACAAGTTTACTCCCAGGAAACTCCTTTTGAAAAAGCTCTAATCTTTCCTTCACCGAAATTTGCGAGGAAACTTCTTTAAGTTTTCGTTGAGGGATAAGCGTAGTAATAGAATCAAACCGTTGAGCAATTTTATCTTCGCTCATCTCTAATGAAACATATAAAACCTTTTTTCCTTCCATCAAAGAATGCACACCTTGGTTTACCAAGAATAAACTTTTTCCCACGCCAGGAGGAGCTACAACCATAGCTAATTCTTTGGAACCTAATCCCCCCTCTAGAGACTTATTAATGGTAGGGAGAAATGTAGAATACTTATTCTCTTCCTTTTTGTTAAATACCCTATTCCACCGTTCAGACAAATCACTAAAATAGTTCTGTCCTACATCTACATCTCTATTGACAAGCAGAGCTTTTTTAACTAATCCCTCTACCTCTTCCATCCTCTCCTCTTTAATCAGAAGAATACTTTCAGAGATAGCAGATTTCATTGCCTCCTTCTTGGCAAAACCCTCCACCAAATCCATTAAGTAATCTGAGTTGGTAGTGGTAGAAGTATCCAGATTATTTATGAAATGAAGCTCGTCCTGATAGTCCGATAAATTTTCTCTAGGAGTTATCTTAGATTTAACATCCTGTAAAATAAATTCATCAGTAGGGAGAGAACTATACTTCTCATAATGCTCTTTAACAGTAGCAAAGATTTTAGAATGAGAGGGATACTCGAAATACTCTGGATTGACCAAATTAATGATCTGTAAGTAAAAATCTTTATTTGATTTTAGAAGATATAAAATACCCCGTTGGATATTTTCACTAAATTCATAAGCCATAATCAGCCCTGTTTTTGAGGTTTCGTGATGTCTAAGTGTGTCTTATTGATGTCCTTATAACCCATCTTATTAGCTCTATGATAGGCATCTTCTGTTAGTTTTCGAGCCCTTTCTCTTTTAGCTATGGCTTTTTTATCACTAAGTTTTTTTACGACTCCATCCTCTGCCATTTTATCCCACTTAAAATTTGCTGACTTGTACCTGAAAGACTCATCATCTTGAGTATTCTTACTAGCCTCAATTTGTCTCCTCAAGAACCTATTAGCAGAATCCTTATCATATCCTTTTTCAGTATGTTTTTGATATCTGCGTCTTACCGTATGGAAATCTTTATCATCATTAAAAGATACTCCAATATTCATCGCCTCATAATATCTATGAGATAATTTCTTACATTTAGGGCACCTAGTTCTTTCAGGAGCTTTTCCAATTGCACATTCTCTATCCCAGTAAATAGAACACTCTCTACAAATCCAGTTATAATTTGGCATAATTTATCTCTTTACACTAAAGAGAACCTTTAGTGTCATCCTTTTTCCTCCAACCTCCATATAAGAGAATGTAGTATGTACGCAAACGTACTACCTAGCAACGCATCACAAAACCAATTTCCTCCCATAAATGCTGTTGGAGAGTACCAAGCCACACTAAAGCCCAGCCCCACCCAGAACCCTGTACACATAGGGCACTTCAATAAATCCCCTATTTTCCAGCAAATCTTAACTGTCCTGAGAGATCTGGAGCCATCAAGCTCCCACTTACCTTTAGAAGGATCCTCTTCAGATGCAACCCATTTATATCCTTTATACCACCAATTTCTAAATGATTCAAATACCTTAGAAGTAGTGACAATAGAAGTAAAACTATAGACTACCAGACTCCACAATAAAAGCTCATACATAATTATATTAGAGAATATTTAAAATCCCTGTTCCTTCAATATCATTTAAAGTAAATGTTGATGCACGATAGTTAAGGTCACAGCTAAGACTGTTATTCCAAGGAAGTAAATTTCTTTCAGCTACCATCCCTAAAGCAGCAGCCGCAAAACCTCTTCCTCTATCAGTTACTTGCTTATCTTCAAGCATTCCTACCAAACTATCAATAGACCTAGCATCTCCAATAAACCCTAAAGCTTGAACTATGGAGGCTTGACTAGCTAAACTAGTCGAATTCTCCAAAGTAGCAGTTAAGTATGGAACTAGGTTATAATCCCCCATAAGTCCTAAACTAATAGCTGCCTGTTGTAACAACAATGGCCGATACTTCGACTTCTCCACTACTTCTTGAATATACTCAATTGCCTTGCGTTCTCCTAAAAGACCCAATCCAATGCAAAGATATCCTTTAGCTTCGTCATCTTGAGTAGTTTTTACTTTATCGAGAAGAACTTCTCCTGCATCTGGTCCTCCAGCCAAACCAATAGCTACAGCCAAAGCACCCAATCTTTCAGGCTGCTTTTCCATCCTCAAAGCATCTACTATAGATTTACGCCAAGAAGTAGGAACAGGAAAACCCTGATGCTCCAACCTATTAACCAAGATCCCCGCAGATAGTCCAGCCCAGGCTTTTTGGACACTCTTTCCTCTAGCTAATTGTCGCATAAAGTACTTATAAGTCTCTTGTACTCCAGCAAACGAATCTGGGCCTAATCCTACCGTACTATTAGAATAGGCTAAAGCGATCAAAGCAAAATTTCGCGTTTGTTGGTCATTTACATGTTCGGGGAGTTTCATGAGCATTTCCCGAATGTTGGAATTGACTTTTTGGTCATCAGAAGTGCCCAATAGCCCTAGTGCAAGAGTACAGCTTTGTTGCACTTCTTTACTTTCTTTACTATGTACCCCTAATAGGTTTACAAATTCGTTAGCTACTTCCAGCTTTTGGTCGTGGAAGTCGTGCACGCCTCGCAAGTTTAACACAACTGCTTCTGGGACATGAGCACGAACGAATTTATCAACTCCCTGATTTCTTAGGATATCCATGAGAAAAGCCACAACCGCAAGTTGGTCTGTATCATGTTTCAGATCTACCAAACTCAAGGAAACAATAGCTGCAACTTTGATATCTCTGTAACTAGAATCATCTAATAAATAGATATCTCTAAGAGCATGAGACACTCTCAATCTCATAACTTCATCTTGGCTCTTTTCTCCTATCAAACCAAGTGCATAGGTCGAAAACGCCCTTGTTCGGCCTGGAACCGAGATTTCACCCACTAATTTGCGGCCTTTTTCGCCGTCAGTTGCAAGATCAATGAGCATCTCGACCGATTCTACCTCCCCTAAAATGCCTAAAGCTAAGGCCGCAGTTTCTGCGATTTCTTGGTTGCTATCTTTGAGAAAGGGGATAAAATTGTACTGGAACTGAAATTCACCGTCCATGTTCCCAATCTTAGCCAAAGCCATCATAGAACCCGTAATGATATCATTATTACTCTCCGTAGTCAGGGCTTTGAGTAAGGCGGGTACTGCTTTGGTCTTAAGATCATGTAAAGTAGGCTTAAGAATATTTCTTGATTGTTCTTGCTCTCCATGACCAAGAAAGAAATCATCAGTACCTGTACTGGGTACAGAATTAAATATACTAGACTTGAGAGCAAGATAAGGATCTTTATTAAATTCCCACCAGAATGACCATTGAGTTAGGTCTGGTCCTGCGGTGCCCCCACCAGTAATAGGTCCAACAGGAACCCCAGGTGAGCCAGGAGCCCCAGGACTTCCTACTCCTCCTCCTGGGCTACCAGGGGAGCCAGGACTTGTAGGACCTCCAGGGGTTGGACTTGTAGGACCAGCACCTCCACCAGGGGAAGGACCACCCCCAGGAGGAACAGTATCACCAGGCCCATTATAAGTTCCTCCATGAACACTAGGCTTCGCTCGACCACCGTGCCCAGCCGAAGCTAAGGTCATTAAAAAACAAACACATAACAAAACTCTTATTAAATTCTTCATAATTATCCTCATGCTCTAAACGATTCACCACATCCACATGTGTTTTTTGCATTAGGGTTTACAAAAGTAAAACCCCTACCCATTAGAGACTCTTCAAAATCAATGATGGTATTACTTAGGTATAAAAAACTCTTAGGATCACAAATAATTTTCATGTCCTTAGGTTTCCACTCCTTCAAGAAGATCATATCCAATTCCGTCTTATCTTCATCGAAACCCAACGTATAAGAAAATCCTGAGCAGCCGCCCCCTTTTACCCCTACCCGAACAAAAACATCTTTTAAATTTTGTTCGCTAATGATTCTCTCAAATTCAACGGCTGCTCTATCACTTACCATTATCATTCTTCAAAATCCTCATCCGCTGTAGGGAGGGGCTCCAACTCTTTTGCGTAATACCAAATCCAAAAAGCATTGGCTTCTTCTGGGCTCATTTCAGAGGGATGAATCCCCCTAGGAAACTCAAGCTCCGCACGAACCTCCTGCAAGGCTACATGCTTCTCCTGATTCTGTTGCTTCTTCATGTTCTTCCCCCATCATATATTTAGTGATGTTGTCCTCTGTAAG